TCTCTTCTCTAATTTTATTCTTATATTCTTTAGAATCATTATTAGCTTTATTAATTTTATCAGCTAATCTTTTAACCTTCTTAGTTGGATCTTTAATATGTTTAATACTTTTGCTATTCTTCTTAACCGCTGCTAACTGAACTTCTTCTGTTGGATTCTTTATATAATTAATAGCATATCCATTCTGTTTAACCGCTTCCATCTGGACTGCTTCTGATGGATTATCTATAAATTGAATAGAACTTCCATTCTGTTTAACCGCTATTAACTGAACTTCTCTAGAAGGATTCTTAAGGTAAAAAAGAGATCCAGGTGTCTCTTTTACTGCTATTAATTGAACTTCTTCAGAAGGTTCTTTAATATATCTAATAATATATGGATCTTCCTTAACTGCTACTAACTGAACCACCTCAGCTGGATTATCTATATATTCTATTGAATAGACATCTTCCTTAACTACTACTAACTGAACTGCTTCAGATGGGTTCTTTATAAATCTAATAGCTCTTCCATCATATTTAACTGCTATCAAAGATATATCTTCTGGAACCAATACTTTATTTATTCTATCTTCTTTTATATATTCCTTGAAGTTCATTAAGTCTCCTCACATTATTCTTTTGTCATAATTATTTATAAATACCAAAGAAAAAGGAACTCAGCAGTTAAGCATAAGTTCCTTTTTAAAATGTTAATTTTTAAAATGTCAAGAACTATAGAGTCTGAAAATGAAAAGAATCATAAGCAAATGTAACCTGAAACTCCTGAACATCAGATGTAGTAGTATCTAAGTTTATCTCACCTATAGTTATTGGCCATGCTCCATGGAGAACATATTCACCAACTGCTTCTTCTCCAGAAGGATTTTCACCATTTAACTGAAATAAACTAACCTCTTTCTTATAAGTTGCTGGAGCAGAAAGGATATTTGTAACACTACTTCTAACTTGCTCAGACCACTGATACATTGTATTATAGACACCTAATTTAGTATCTACCCTAAATGTGCAAGTCCAATCTGGATAAGTTACATTTCCAGGTAATTTTAACTGGTTAGCAGCATATGGAACATCAACAGCCGCTATATTCTTAGACGGACATTTAGATGATTTTACTAATACTGTAGTATTTTTCATATCATCCCCTCCTAACCCAATTCCTAAAGCGGGGAAAATAATCCTAAATTGATAAGATCTCTGCAAAGACCCTGCTATACTTTTAAATTCTGCTACATTGAAAGACATATTTATTTCCTCCTATATTAAATATTACTATTAATTTTAATTTATCCTATAAGCTCATTAAAGTTAACGCCAGAACGAGTAGCATTGAATCTAAGAATTATATACTCTGCGGCTTTAACAGGTTTGATAAGTATATCTACAAATAATTCTCCTTTATCTATTCTAACGGGAGTATTAACTGTTGCTGAAGTATCTATTAAATAATCAGATATTCCTCTTCTTCCTTTAACATCTGCTAAGAATGGATTAATTACATTCTTTAAGAGCTTCTGAGTAAATTCATCATTCTGCTCAAAAACAAACTGTTTAGCCGCTGTTGCTATTGCTTTTTCTAAGACGATAAAAAGACGTCTAACGCTTATTCTATCAAAGGCACTAGGTCTACTTTGAAGAGTTTTCTGGCCCCAAATATATATTCCTTCTCCTTTGAAAGAAACTATTGGATTTATTCCATTCTTGTAAAGAATATCTCTAAATCCTAGATCTGGACTTATTGCTATCTTATCAACCCCAGTCAATCTACCTCTTACCGTTCCTGCTGGTGCAAACCAAGGTTCTGCTGTTTTATCAGTTCCAGCATAAATCCCCGCTACATATCCACCACATGGAATCCATCTTTTCTTATCATTATACTTATCATAAATCTGTAACCAATTAGCATAAAGAGCAACATAATTAGTATTAGGATTTAGAGTAGTTTTTCTATAAGTTAAAATGTTATTGATAGCAGTAGAGATATTAGCTACTCCCACAACATCTGATTTATTAAAATCAAGAATGCCTACACAATCTTTTCTTGTCTCACATAAAGATATTATAGCATTAGCTACTGAAACAGAAGTATTTCCTCCACCAATAACTATGTTTATATCTAAATCTTCTGGATTTTTATATAGGTCATAACCTATTATAATCTCTCCTGCTGCAGGTGTTCCATCCAATCCTCCAGATAGTGCTGTTTCTGGAAAAGAAAAGGGTTCTGATGTAGAAGAACTATTCCAAAAAGCTAAAATATAAGATGATATTTTATTTATCTTATCTTCTACAAAAAATGTATCTCCATTGCCATCTTTCTTATTTGCTATTCTAGAAACTGTAAATGTTTCAACTACATCATATGTTCCTGCAGAATTTAATAAAGAAACAATAACTACAAATTCATCAGTTGATGTAGGAGGAGTGTCTACATATTGCTCATATCCGCTTAAAGTTCCAGAAGTAGATATTCCAACCCAATCTGTATTATTAATAACTGCTACCTTAATATCTGTATTTCCATAAAGACCTGGATATTTAGAGGCTATTCTTAAAATGTCTCCTACATTATAAGTAGGAAGATAATCAGTTCCAGAACTATTAAAAATATTTGTTTCATCTTCAAATTGAATATAATCTGCTGAAGCGCCTGAACCAGTAACTCCTGCCGAACTAACGTCTAGAGAAGCATTTCTAGCAAGGCCTTTATTTACTGCCCTTGTTACATAAAGATTGCTACCCTTTCTTAGATATCCTTCACAAGAATAAAAATCCTCATAATTTGTATCTGATGGATTACCAAATAATTCAGCTAAATTCCTTTCTGATGTTATCAATGTTCTCTGATTTACTGGACCTTTTGGAAAATCTCCTACATAACAAGCAATAGATGTTGCTACACCTGGAACATAAGCAGATAAGTCTCTCTCGATAGATGCTACTTGTGGCGAAATATAAAATCCCATAATTTAATCTCCTTTACTAAATGTTAAAATCTTGGACCTGTAAATACTATTACTATTCTATAAGTATTTATAAAAAGGAAAGTTATCTAATTAAATCTCTTAGGAAAGCTTCTTCATCTTCATTTCTAGCATCTGGGAAGTGGGGCAGAGGTGTAGAATCTTCTTTGGCTTGTTTAGATTCATCTTTAGATTCTTCTAATCTCTCTTTAATATTATCTTCATCGAAAAACTCTGGAAGTTTATTGTAGAATAGAGCCCAATAAAGTGCTGAGACTCTATCATCATGCTCACCTGAAATAGCCCCATATATATTAGATCTTAATTCTACAAAGACAGATAATTCATATTTAGTAGTTTCATCTATAATGGATATTTTCTTCTTATCTATTTGATGTTTCATGTTATCCAGAGCTAAAGATTTAGTCTTCTTAGTAGCTCTAATGCCCATGTCTACATTATTATTAGCATAATCAACAACATATTCATATTCTAGAGTATCCCAAATAGTTGAGAGAACAGCAGAACCTACATCATTATTTTCTATAATGAGATAAGCTTCATTATACATTTTAGATATTTCTACACAAATATTAGCGAAGTCATAAGTTCCAATTTCATTGCTTCCATATACGGCTACTTGTTTAATATTATTTTTATCTGTAATGTCTAAGACTTGAAGGCAAGAATAGTCTCCACCAGTTCCTTTAGCTACATCTCCTCCAATAGCGTAAGTATGTCCTTTGATAGGTTCTTCATATATTTTAAAGCAATTATCATAAATAGTTCTTAGTGGTTCTTCTGCTTCTAAAATTTCTAATATAGCTGATTTAATAATAGTCTTAGAAGAACCAATAAACTTACATAGATATTCTTTAGACGTCTTAACTTCTCCAAGATTAGCTATAGTTCTAGCGAGCCATTCTTCATCTCTTCCTGGGATAGCGTTCCATGGAACTTGATAGTGTGCAAAGTCATTTTTTCCTTTAACTGCTTTTTGCCATAGAGTATGAAAATGATTTAATCCATTTGGAGTACTAACAATAACAATTCTAGATTCTTCTGCTGCTTCGATAGTTGGATATATTGAGTCCCAAAAATCTTCAACTATTCCTTTTGGTAAAAAAGCAAATTCGTCGACTAGCAAAAGTCCATTTATTGTCAAACCTCGTATAGAAGAACTACTTGTGGCAGCACATTCTACACTTGACCCATTTTCTAATTCAAAACTCATAGCGTCCCATCTCTTAACTCCCATTTGGAGCCAATAAGGTAGATTTTCAAATGCTAACTGAACTTTTTTGAAGATAGCCTTAGCTATCTTTTCTTTATTAGCAAGTATAGCAGATGCTTTATAAGGATGAAATAGAGTATACCAAGTGATATATAAAGAAGCTGATAAACTCTTGCCACTTTGACGAGGCGCCATTATCGCAGAAAATCTATTATTAGCTATATGACTTATCAGATTTTCTTGATAATCTCTAAGAGTTACTTGTATTTTACCTTTATTAGGATCTATTACATG